TTTTATACTTTGGTAGCATCTCGCATAGGGCGTCATACCAATCATCTGGATCAGCACTAATGATTTTGCCTAGATGTTCCTTTGTAAATTCAAATTCAAAACTCATTATGTTTCCTTTTTGTCTGTGACAAATTCATAAAGTTTATCTGCCTGAGTCTTAATTTCTTCAGGTGTGATAGCCTTTGGAATATATTTATTCCAAGCCTCAAGCATTTCTTCACTATTATCTTTTGCCATATCCATCATTTTATATGCAAGTGACATCTGCATGTCGTATTGTTTATCCATCATTTCTTTTGCCATGTTTAGGACGTCGTAACGGATTTGATAAGGGTTTGCCATTTTATTTATTCCTTGTGTTGTGTTGTAAACCAGTGGGGCGGTTTCCCGCCCCATTGCTGTATTATTTTTCTCCAGCTTTCTTCAATTCTTCAACCTGTAGCATGCATTCCTTGGCTTGATCATAATAGCCATGCCTTGCTAGTTCGGCCGCTGCCCTTGAATATCCAATAACTTCACAGGTTCTGTATATTGAACCCCAGATACCGGATAGTGGCGAAAAGACATAGTTCATTACTGCAGTAGTCATTACACCCACCCCTTTAGGTTATGGTTAACCTGAGCACTTTTTTTATGCTCTGGGTCACCGTGGGCAACTGCATAAATGTCTCCTCGACCTAAACCAATGTCATTTAATTCGGCATCGGTTAATGCGTGTAATTCCTTAATGGTTCGTTTTATTACCTTTCTTTGTTGATAGGCACGATTCCAGTTTTTAAGAAATTGTAAAAGTCCTTCAATCGGACTCAGTAAGTAGCTGTTTATTGTCTGTGTTGTCATCTTCGACCTCGTAAGTTTTTCCAATGTTAATTTTACGAGGACGCATTTCTTCAGGTACAACATACTTCAGTTCAACTGCAAGAATGCCATCCTGAATATCTGCTCCGTGCACTTGTACGTGCTCAGACAGCCGGAAGGTTCGTTTAAATTTCTTTGTAGAAATCCCACGATGGATAAACTCTCTTCCACGTGAAACATGATCACCAGTTACTGTTAAGGTTCTATCCTTAACCTCTACTGATAGTTCATCTTTCGTAAAACCAGCGACAGCCATCTCGATGAGATAGTCTGATTCTCCTGTTTTAATTATATTATGTGGAGGGTAGTGATCGTTTGCATGTTTTGCTGTCCATTCTAGTTCATTGAACAAATGGTCAAAACCAACAAAAGATGAACGAGGGAAAAGTGTTTGTAAGCCTGTCATAGTTATCTCCTTTTAATCAAGCAAGACAGTAAATAGAGCCGGACCTATTCCGCACTCCTATACTATATATAATAACTTTTTATGCTATGTAAACCCCTACATGCATAAATCGTCATATTTAGTTGTGTGGATACGATGCTCTGATAAATCGTATCCACCTTTAAAATTACTTAGAACCGATATTATACTTCGGACAAAGTTCCCAATCATTTTTTTCCTTATAAGGTATAATTTTAATCTGTCGCATAGGAGCCAACGGCTCTACTGATGCATCTATTGTTATTAAACCCCAATCACTCATAAGTTGAGCAATTGTATTTCTACGAGCAATATCGTTTTCTTCCAAATTGGATTTTTTACCATCCAATAGAAATAATTCCTTAAAATGGACAATAAAATATCTACCTTGCTTATGTAAAATATGACAAGACTGATATAGTTTTTTGTCCTTACGTGATGCCACCCCAATCCGTGTAAGTGTTTCACGAACCTTTAAAAAGTCATCAGGTTCGTTTAGTGTAACCTCAAGCATAGAGGAAGGTGTCCACTCTATTATATTATTTTCTTCCACCTTTATATACCTTCTGCTTCAATGCATTAATCTGTTCGATTGTGAGAAGGGTTAAGGCTTGCCTGGCTTTTTCGTTATTATAACCATAATATTCCTTAACAACTTCCACGTCATTATCAGAAACAGATTTTTGCCATTTTGAAAAGCGTTTCCGTTTCCTAACCATATTTATAAGAAAATCAAATTGTAGACGTTTGTCAATGGTATGGTTAACATTCATTTCGTTTGCAAATAAAACAGTATCATTAAAATATGATAATGACCTATTCACCATAAACGAATTATAAGCCTTTTCAGCCAAATCATCTACCATGATATCCTTTTTTGTCATATTAATTGCATTTACATATTCAAATGGATTCAAGACATGTCCTCCACGCCACCATCCTGACCCGGCCAAATTGTTCGCATTGATTGCAATAATTTATGATGGTCAAATTTATCGGTATCAACATTATTTAACTTTAAATCCTTAAAGAATAATTGAGGAACAGTTTTTAATCCTTGTTCCTTTAAAAAGTTTTTACCTTCAGCATTTTCGGATATGTTTATGGTATCATATTCAATACCCCATGAATCAAGTTTTCTTTTCATGGTTACGCAGTATCCACAATTATCTTGTGTGTAAAGTCTAAGTAAATTCGACATTGGCCATTACCTCTGTTAAACAAGCAACTATGTTGAGTTCGTGATCAGCAACAAATGCATTTTTATATTGATAGTCTGCTAGAATAAGAACCAACTGAGGAATAGAAGCAGGTGTTACCTTACTTGACATACGATCATATATGGCTCTAAAAATTGCAGATGCATCTATATCTATATTAGATACCACCCAGGAACGCATCTTTTTAAAATCTTTTGTTTTAAGAAATGTAAAAAGATCATCATAGTTTTTGTCCGAAACATTGTCCAATATACCAGGATCAATTGCACCAGATAATGAATACCGTTGTAATTCATTAAGGACACGTCGCCAGTCAGGATAATATTTCATAATAAGTTCGGCTAGTGACTTATTATGGCAATCAATATTTTCATCACGTAAAATGTTTTGACAACGAGCCATAAACTGCTGGCATAAAATTTGTTTATTACCACCATTAAATTCATAGACACCACACCGAGAGTGCAGTGGTTCAATAATTCTATTTTTAAAATTACATGTCAGTATAAACCGGCAGTTATTGGAAAACTCTTCAATGAATCCACGGAGAGCTGGTTGTGTTGACTGCGGGTTTAGATAATCAGCCTCATCAAGGATAACAACCTTATATCCACCTTGTAGTGAAACTGTACTGGCAAACTGCTTGATCTTACCACGGAGAGTGTCAATATTGCCCTCTTCCGATCCGTTGATGACAATATAATCTAAGTCAAGCATATTGCATAGAGCCTTGGCAACTGTTGTTTTACCAAGACCGGCAGAACCCGTGAAGAGCATATTTGGTAGCTCACCGGATTCTACAACCTTATTAAATGTTTCCTTAAGTTTTTCGGGTAGGATACATTCATCAATAGTTTTAGGGCGATACTTTTCCACCCAAAGAAATTCAGTCATTTAATTCTCCATAACAAAAAATATAATATCACAAATGAGAGTAAATGTAAATATTATTCGTCAGATTCCATAGCGGCATCTTGTTGTAGGTTCTCTACAATAGAAATAACCTGAATTGCTTGGTCACGCAATTGACCAATAGTGGATAGTTCTTCACCTTTAAACCCACCACGTTGTGTAACTGCATCCACCACAGCCACAGTAGAACGTGACACGTTATTTGCGAGTTTCATTAACTCGTCATATTTATTATCAGCCATAATTAGACTCCAAATGTTGATGTTTTCTCGAGAGCAATCCAGTAACGGATATTTACCTCAGTATTTTTAAATTCACTAATAAGTTTGGACGAAATACTAACCTCATAATCACCCGGTATGATTTTTAGATTAGAAATATTAATGACAAAGGTAAATGGTGCGTCTGGTTTTGAAGTATATGGTACATCAATTGAATAAGCATTAGATGTAGCATTTTCATTATCAACCACAGAAAGCGTTAACACACCGTCACCTGGTGTGACCGACACATTTGTATGTCCAAGAGTAGATGCGGCACTACGCAGTTTATTAAGAGTATTTGCATCCAATTTAAATTGGACCTCACACTCTGGCATATTAATATCTTTCTGTGGTGATGTCAGTGTTTCCTCTGGTGAGAAGAAATACCGAATTTTTGACCGACCAGTTTGATCACTTACCGTAACAGATTCATCCGAAAATTTTAAATTCGGTTGGTCGACCAAGGATAAGACACCAATGAACTCTTTAAGATCATAGATGCCAAACTGTTGGGAAAACTCATTATCAACAATAGCAGTAGCCAAAACATTTTTAGCCTCACTGATTGTTTTAAGAGTATTACCTTCTTTAATTAGAATGTTCGGATTGATATCCGAAAAGTTTTTGAGAACATTTAATGTCTGCTCTTGTAATTCCATAATATATCTCCGTGATTAATATCCATATTATATCATAATATAGCATGAATGTAAAGTGCTAGGCACACATTTTACTAAAATTTCTTTCTTTTTTAAACTCAATTTTAGCCTCAAATTTACCATCAAGTATTTCACCCTTATGTGATATTACAAACACGTTTGTGTTATCATCAAGAGTATAAAGAATTTTCAGTAAGTTTTCTACTCCATCATGATCC